AAGCAGGATGGCTCATCGTACTGCCAGTATCACCACCAACTGACGCATCACGCCCTATCAGCCTATCGGCCACTGACGGACTACATCCCTCGCGGGGTCAATCCATGACCCAGCAGCTCGATATGTTCCCGCCGCGCACCAGGGCGCGCCGAACTGACCCCGACACCTCACGCAAGGCTGCTGAGCAAGCTGCACCCAGGATGACGGAGCGGCGCAGGATCGTGCTGCGGCATTTCCTGCAGTTCACGGCAATGACCGACCTGGACCTGCAGGGCCTCTGCAGTGACCACGGTTCAACCTACCGCACCAGGCGCTCTGAGCTGCAGCGCATGGGCTACATCGCGGACAGCGGCCGGCGCATCGCCCAGCGCGGCAGTAACCGCATTGTCTGGACCATCACGCCGGAAGGCATCAAGGCAGCCAGGGTGTTGTGTTGATGGGCACGATGAAATGGTATGCGCGCGATCACCATGCGGCCCTGGTCGGCATGCAAGGCATGACGCTCGAAGAACGCGGTGCCTATAACACCATTCTCGACCTGATCTATATGCACGATGGCTCACTGCTTGATGAGCCTGCCTCAGTTTGCAAATGGCTTGGCACCAATGCTCGCGGCTGGAAGCGCATCCGCGCACGGCTGCTCAAGCTCAAAAAAATCTATGTGCTGGCTGGCAACATCCGCAATGAACGCGCGGATCGGGAAATCCGCTACGCGCATGCCAAGGCTGCGGAACGTGCGCGCAAAAGGCTGACGGTAGTGAAATAGGAATGGCCAAAGTTTGGGGAAAGTTTGGGTGAAACAACGCCAAACATTTTGGCCAAGTCATTGAAAGGAAACAAACCAAACCTTACCGCGACCCACAGACTCTACAATCTACAAAGAAAGCTAAGCGCAAACATCGTGCCAACTCTCGAAGGGGCAACCAAGGAAAGCGGGGATAACTCATGGAGACACCACACCATGAAACCAGTGACACCCAATCTGATCGAGCAGGCCAAACTGCTGCGCCGCAATCATCTGTCCTGGCGCGGCATCGCCATTCGCCTGGATGTTTCCGAATGGCACATCCATTGCGCGGTCGAGCCGGGGTTTCGTGAGCATCGCATGGCCAGGCAGCGTCCACGGCAACGGGCTGACTACAAGAGGCCGACAGTGAATAGCGCGGTGCATCACCAGGTTCGCTATGTGCACCGGCATCCGCCACCAGAGGTGCTGCGTGAAGCTGAGCTGGCATTGGAGCTGAGACTGCAGCCGCGATCGGTCACAGCTGAGCTGCTGGGTGATCCGATTTCTGGCCGCTCTGCACTTGATCAAAAACTGCGGGAGAAAAAAGCAAAATGAACTGGCTGACCCATCCTGATTTTCCTGCCTATGAGATTTCAGAAAATGGGCAGGTCCGACGCATCCAGGACAGCACCCGGTACAAGGCTGGTGTCATGCACACAGGTCGGATTTTAAAATCTGGCTACAGGCAATTTCACCTCATAGACAAGAACAGAAAAAAGCGTGGCATTCGTGCCAATAGATTGGTTGCAGAAACATTTTTAGGACAAGCACCATCACCGGAACATCATGCAGCCCACAGCGATGGTGACAGGTTGAATAATGATTATCGAAATCTCAGGTGGGCGACAGCATTAGAAAATCATGCCGACAGAATTAAGCACGGCACAGTGTTGCGTGGTGCTGAGGTCAAAACAGCTAGATTAGACGAAGATAAGATCAAAAAAATTCGTGCGGCCTGGACCGGCAAGCGCGGCGAGCTACTTTCATTTGCCAGAAAATATCAAGTTGGTACGACAACGATCAGGCGAGTGATCGAGCGCACTACTTGGCGACACATCGAGGTTGGATGATGGCCCGCCTGTTTACTGGCTGCGAAGTCGTGGATGATTGGCACCCCTTGGATGATGTTGCCGCGCCCGAATTTGTCCCACAGCATTGGACAGGTCCGCATGTGCAGCTCAGGCTGGCGGATGCCTGGCGCATCCTGTCCAAAATGCCCTGGCGATCACCATACCCGCGCGCATTCGGCCGCTGGTGGCCGCCTTACCGGGTGGAATGGACTGACTTGCTGGCCATGCTGGGTGGCGGCGACCTCGAGGAATTGCAGCGCGAGGCCAACCGCACCCGCGTTCTGCCATCAGCTCAGGAAATATCTCGCATGGAAACCGCCATTGATTGGCCGATGGATTACCTAGCCGAGCCGCGTCATGTCCTCATCGTCAACGTCTGTGCGCGGGTGGCATCCTTCGATGGCGACCTGACCAGGGAAATCAAGCAGAAGAATTACGGTGGTGATCCCGAGCAATGGCAGCAGATGAACTGGCAATTCTGCGACAGCATCGCTGACCAGCTCATCGGCCGGCGCATCATGGTGTTTTGATCTATGCCAAAAACGGAGGGAATGATGGCAAAGCGGAAAGCGAAAAAGAAACCAGCAAAGCGTAAGCCGGTGCGGCAAGGTGAAATTATAGCCTTAAACATGATTGCTTTGGGTTTGAGGCAGCGCGTCGAGCGCATCGAGCAATTTCTTGGTGATGATCTGAAACTGTTTCATGACAAACAACCGGAACCCGACACACCCGAGACTGCTGGTGCAAAGGCCAAGCAGGCGAAGGACATCATGACGAAATTGGCAGCAGCCGCTGGTGATGGTTGAGAATGTCAGCACTGCCGCGAAAACCTATCTCTCGGCCATCGGTGCGGTTGCAATCTTTATCTGCACTGACAAGGGCAAACCGGTCAACATCGGTGTGGCGCGGGATCTGGACAAGGCGCTGCGCCACTTGCGAAAAATTATCTCGCCAACTGCGGCGATTGATTGGGCAGCCTGGGGAATGAACTACGCCAAGCTGGCAGAAATCGCCCAGCTGGGTGACCTGCTCTATGAGTACCAGCTTGATGGCCCTGCCAAATTAGTGCCGGTGGAGGAAATCGCGGTGCGCATCACCATGATGGCAACGGCCAAGGGTTGTGTGCTGACACCACATTCGCGCGCCCTGGAACGCGCACAAACCTATGCCGGATATTTGGATAAGGCGCTGGAAGGCATGCAGCGCAACGGCACATTTGCCGCCTTCAACCAGGCCTACAAGGAACATCGCCTGGCACTGCTCAAGGTGAAACAGCCGGTGCAGCCGTATTGGGCCGTGATGGCTGAATTGCGCGCGGTGATCATCCGCAGCCTGGTCGTGGACCCGAGAAATCGACTTGTGCCATCCAGCATGCTGGTGGAAATCCGCCAGGCATTTCCGTGGTTTACGAAGCCGCCGCTGATCCGTATGCGCAAGCACAAGCGCAAGGGCAATTGACAACACACTGCAAATCACTGAACTCTACGCGCGTGAATTTTTCAGGGCGGAGCCGCGCCCGCAATTCACGATATTCCCAAAAACGGAATGCACTGATGGCTGCTTATGCTTACGGGCAAGAGCCTTGCCCCTGGTATGGCAAGATGCGTTGGCGGCGCATGTCCAAGGCACAGTTGCGTGACCATCCTCTATGTGTGAAATGCCTGCAGCGTGGTCAAGTCATCCCTGCCACGGTTGCTGACCACATCATCCCGCACAAAGGTGATCAGCACGCCTTCTGGTTCGGCAAACTGCAAAGCCTATGTGTGCCATGCCACAACCATCACAAACGCTTTGAGGAATTGCGCGGCTACACCACTGACATTGATGCAAGCGGTTGGCCCACTGATCCACGCCATCCAGCAAACAGGAGTTGAGCCATGAGCCTGTCAGGCGTTCTCTTGGGCGTTATCAATATCGCCATCTACATCGCAATCCTTGTTCTGATTGGATTGATCATCGTGTGGTTTGCTGAGTGGCTTGGCTTTGCCATTCCGCAACAGATACAGCGTGTGTACATGGTCATCGTGGCACTCATTGCCCTGTACATGATCGTTGCATTGCTGTTCGGACTGCCATCGCCAGGCTTCATCAAGCTGGGTGCCATCCATTAGCCAGCCAGGGGGGATGGCAAATCTAAAAGGATGCCTTGGACTACCGAGCGCCCCCAGCGTTTGCATTAGAGCCCTAGGGTTTTTGGGAGGGGTCAAATCGCCATGAAGCCTTGGCCTGCTGACAAAGTTGAAAGGATGGCAACGCTGTCGCTTGTCCCGTCAGCCCGCAATGCTCGTCTGCATTCGGATGCGCAGATTGAGCAAATCATGGCATCCATCCGCGAATGGGGATGGACCACTCCGGTGCTGGTGGATGAGCGTGGGGTTATCATCGCTGGCCATGGGAGGGTGATGGCTGCCGAGAGGATGGAGCTGGCTGAGGTGCCGGTTATCGTTGCTCGCGGCTGGTCAGAAGCACAGAAGCGCTCCTACCTGATTGCCGATAACAAGCTGCCTGAAAATGCCAGCTGGGATCAGTCATTGCTGCAGTTGGAATTTGCCGACCTCAAGCAGCTTGGCTTTGATGGTCTGCTCACTGGCTTCACCGAGAACGAGATTGAAGCCTTCGGCCTGCCGGAAAACAACCCGCTGGCTGAATGGGTGGGCATGCCTGAGTTTCAGCAGAACGCCAAAAATGCCTTCCGCACTCTGATTGTTCACTTCAAGGATGCTGAAGCTGTGCAGCAATTCTGCCAGCAGGTTGGCCAGCAGCTCACCGACAAGACGAAATTCATTTGGGTGCCACCTGTCGATGATGAAAGTTATGTCGAGCAGCAATTCCAATCCGCCGCGGAATGAATGAACCCGCAATTTCCGGTTTACATTTGCTCCAAGCGTAGAGCAGCCAGCCGCCTCACCATGAGGCACCTCGATGCAATGGGTGTTCCTTACCTGGTGATAGTCGAGCACCAGGAACTGGCTGCCTATTCCTCTGTGATTGATCCTGCCAGGCTGCTGGTGCTGCCTGAGCAGTACCAGCAGAAATATCAAACCTGTGACCCTGCTGGTGATGAGCAGGGATTGGGCAAAGGACCAGGACCAGCCAGGAATTTTGCCTGGGCGCATGCCATCAGCCAGGGCCATGCCTGGCATTGGATCATGGATGACAACATTGCCGGATTTTACCGGCTCAATCAGAACCACAAGACAGCCGCAGGCGATGGCACGATCTTCCGCTGCATGGAGGATTTCTGTCTGCGCTACAGAAATGTTGCCATGGCCGGTCCTGCCTATGAGCTGTTCACACCGCGCAAGAAAAAGCACCTTCCCATCATTCTCAATTCCCGCATCTACAGCTGCAGCCTGATCCGCAACGATGTGCCGTTTGAATGGCGCGGCCGCTACAACGAGGACACCGACTTATCCTTGCGCATGCTCAAGGCGCACTGGTGCACCATCCAGTTCAATGCCTTCCTGCAAAAGAAGATCGGCACTCAGAGGATGACCGGTGGCAACACTGATGAATTTTATTCCAAGGAAGGGACGCTACCGAAGTCGCAGCTGCTGGTGAAAATGCACCCTGATGTGGCCAAGGTGGTGTGGAAGTTTAACCGCTGGCATCACTTCGTGGACTACAGGCCCTTTGCCAATAACAAGCTGCTCAAAAAACCTGGTGTGGCTGTGCCTGATGGCATCAATGAATATGGCTTGGCGCTCAAGCAGCAACGCTACTCTGCAGTGAAGCTGCAACCAGTGAGCTGACCCAATGGGAAAACGCGGGCCGCGTCGAGTGCCGACGCATCTGAGATTATTGCGCGGCAACCCTGGCCATCAAACACTGCCCAGGGATGAGCCGCAGCCAGCCATTGCACAAACACTGGAGCCGCCGCCTTTCCTGATTGGCTATGCCAAGGAGGAATGGATTGAGGTGGCGCAGGAGCTGCACCGCCTCAAATTGTTGAGCCGTGTTGATACCAAGCCGTTGGCTGCCTACTGCCAGGCCTATGCCATTTGGCGCATGGCCGTTGAAGCCTTCACTGAAATCTCGGCGCGTGATCCGCAGATGCATGGCCTGATGATCAAAGCTGCCAATGGCACACCCTTGCAAAATCCTGTGCTGCTGACAGCCAGGCAGGCTGCCCAGGACATGGTGAGGTTTGCATCCGAATTTGGCTTCACCCCTGCAGCCAGGTCACGCATTTCCACCAGCAACAGCGAAGTGGCTGAAAGCAAGTTTGGCAACCTCATCCTCGCAGGCTAAGCGCACCAAGGACAGCAGGCAGCGCGCCAAGGACGTTATTGATTTTATCGAATGCCTGACCGTGCCCAGCGGCAACGGCCAGGGTGAGCTGTTCAAGCTGCAAAAGTGGCAGAAAGACTTTATCCGCGACATTTATGAGCCTGCACTGCCGGATGGTCGGCGCGTGGTGCGCAGAGCCATTTTGTCGATGGCGCGCAAGAATGGCAAAACCGCACTGATTGCCTGCCTGGCTTTGGCGCACCTGGTTGGTCCTGAAGCTCGGCACAACAGTGAAATCTATTCCGCTGCAAACGACCGCGACCAGGCTGGCATCATCTTCAAATTTGCCAAGCAGATTGTTGAGCTCGAACCCGAGCTGAGCCGCAAGGTGGAAATCATCACCTCCACCAAGACCATGGTGGTGCGCAGCATGGGGTCGATGTACCGCGCCATATCTGCCGAGGCCGGGACCAAGCACGGCTATCTGCCCACCTTGGTGATTTATGATGAGCTGGCCCAGGCCAAAAATCGCGACCTCTATGATGTGCTGGACACCTCATTTGGAGCTGCGCGCGAGCCGCTGTTCATTGTCATTTCAACGCAGAGCAATGATCCTGAGCATGTTCTCTCGCAATTGATTGATGATGGCCTGGGCGAAGATCCGACCATTGTTTGCCATCTGTTCGCGGCCGATGAGGATTGCGACCTGGATGACCACGAGCAATGGAAAAAAGCCAACCCGGCTCTGGGAATTTTTAGAGACCGTGATGACTTCGTGGCATCCATCGACAAGGCAAAGCGCATGCCTGCCGAGGAACCGAAAGTCAGGAACCTGCTGCTCAATCAGCGGGTGTCACCAGCAGCCACTTTGATCAGCCGCGCCGAATGGATGGCTTGCGCCGGCGCAGTCACATTCACACCAGGTGAGGAAGTGTACCTGGCGCTGGACCTGTCCAATGTCCTGGACCTGACCGCGCTGCTGATGTGTTCAACCGATGATGTGGCTCGCATCCAGCCCTATTTCTGGAAGCCGGATGACCCGCTGGGCGAACAAAGCTTCAGGGATTTTGGCTCAGGCAATTACAGATACCTGGAATGGAAAAACGCCGGGCATATCCAGACCACGCCCGGCAAGTCGGTCAACAAGGAAATCATTGCCCGGCACATTGCTGAGCTGACCCAGCTCTATAACGTCAAGGCGCTGGCTTATGACCGATGGCGCATTGAAGATTTGTTGCGCGAGTTTGACCGTATCGGCCTGCAATCCTTCAAGGAAGGTGACAAGGGTGATGGGCTTAGGCTGGTGCCCTGGGGTCAAGGCTTCAAGGATATGGCACCGGCCATCGATGCGCTCGCCATCGCGGTGACAGATGGCAAGCTGATCCATCCCAGCAATCCCTGCCTGAGCTGGAACATGGCGAACGCGATCGCAGTCATGGACCCGTCAGGCAATCGCAAGCTGGACAAAGAAAAATCGCGCATGCGCATCGACGGTGCAGTGGCACTGGCCATGCTCATGGGCCTGCGTTCGCGCGACCGCATCCGACAAGTCGATATTGAAACCATGATCGTATGAGGGAGACAGAACATGCCGCTGGAAATTATTGACGGGCCAACCATCGAAGCCGGGGAAAGTTTGTCCGATGGTGCTGACTGCTCAGCTGGTGAGATTGTCAGGATCACTGTGCCGCAGGAATTTACCGAGGCCAACCTGACATTCCAGGTGTCCACGGACGGCAATCTGTTTAATGACCTGTATGACAGTGATGGTGATGAAATCACTGTGACTGCAAAACCGGACACCGGCATTGCCATCCACGGCCTGTGGACGCACTCAATTGCCTTCATCAAATTCAGGTCAGGGACGCGCGAACATCCAGTGGTGCAGCGCGAAGCCTGCAAGTTCGCCATCGCCATCGAGACACCCGTTGGCGCGGCCTCGATGAGTGAACCGATCCCGCCATCCCGCAAACGATGAATAACGGCTCATGGCTGGTGCTGATCATGGCAATGATCGCTGCCGTGATCCTGGGCGTTTGGCTATCCGGCACTTGGAATTGCTGCTGAAGGAAACAAATCCATGAACCAGAGAATGCCGCCACCGGATGATGATGAGGATTATTCCGATTTCATGGACCGCTGCACCCTGGAGCTGGACCAGGATGAATGTCAGGACATCTGGGATGAGGAACGCAGCGGTGGTGACAACATCATCCGCAAGACGCATGCGCAAAAAGTCGAGGGCATGGAATTTGTCATGTCCGACGAGACGCCAGACCGCATGGACGACATCATCATGGCGGATGGCTGGGAGCTGGACAACTTCAAGAAAAACCCGATTGCACTGTTCGGCCATCGCAGTGATTTCCCGATAGGCAAGTGGAGCAATCTGCGTGTTGAGAATAAGCAACTGCGCGGCCAGCTCGAGCTGGCACCAGCAGGCACCTCAGAGCGCATTGATGAAATCAGAAGGCTGATCGAGGCTGGAATATTGCGCGCGGTGTCGGTCGGCTTCCATCCAAAAGAGTCGGTGGCGCTGGATCATAAAAATCCGTTCAGCGGCTACAAATTCACCAAGCAGGAATTGATCGAAACCAGCCTGGTCAGTGTGCCAGCAAATCCGAATGCACTGGCTGTGGCCAAGTCACTGAAGATTTCACCCGAAACGCAGCAACTCGTTTTTGCCGGGCATGGCAGACGAAACGCTTTGCTGCGGCGCGGGCTCACCGGCGGGCATGCCGATCCCAAGATGCAAAACAGAAAGGGCGCGACCATGTCGTTAGCTCAACGCATTGTTGAAATGGAAAAAGGCCTGCTGGAAAAAACCGACAAGCTGGCTGCCTTCCATGAAAGCAAAGGCAACGGAAACTACAGCGACGAAGATATTGAGACAGTCGGCAAGTCGAATGCCGAAATCCAGCGCGATGAAAAGCTGCTGGCCGTGTTGCGCGAGTCCGAGAAAAGCATGGGCAAGGCCAGTGATGACGGTGGCCGCACGGTCGTGTCTCATGCAGCCAAGGCCAATGGCTCAACCTCCATCGTCACGCCGCCGCGACCCTTCAATGTCGCAACGAAAAAACTGTCACCGCTCGATCTGTTGTGCAGGGCTGGTGCCATCCAGGTGCTTGCGCATCGCGATCACAAGCCTGCTGCTGAAATCTGCCGCATGGTGTACGGCGACGACGAAGCCACCAGGGCCGTGCTTGATTGGCAAATCAAGGCGGCAAGCGCCCCAGCCATGACCACGGTCACCGGCTGGGCTGCTGAGCTGGTGCAGCAGATCGTTGTTGACTTCATGGCAACCCTCTATCCGAAATCAATCTACCCGAGGTTTTCGAGTTTAGGGCTGAGCCTCAGTTTCGGCCGCAACGGCAAGATCATCATTCCGACCAGGAGCCGCACACCGACAATTGCTGGCTCATTCGTCGGTGAAGGTTTGCCCATCCCGGTTCGCCAGGGTGCCTTCACATCGCAAACCTTGCTGCCGAAAAAGATGGCAGTCATCACCACATGGACGCGCGAGATTGATGAACACTCAATCCCGGCGATTGAAGGCCTGCTGCGTGATGCCATCCAGACCGACACCGCAATCGCATTGGACAGTGTTTTGATTGACAGCAATGCGGCAACGGTCATCCGGCCTGCAGGTATCCTCAACGGTGTCTCAGGCCTGACCCCAACAGCAGGCGGCGGCTTCACTGCCCTGGTCGGTGACATCAAAGCACTGACCAATGCATTGCTGACAGGAACGCTGGGCAATGTGCGCAATCCGTGCTGGTTGATGAACCCGGCCCAGGTCAACAGCATTGGCTTGGTGGCAGCTCCTGGTGCGGGTGTGTTCCCGTTCCGCGAGGAAATCGGCACCGGCAGGCTGGGCGGCTGGCCGGTCATCGACAGCGGCACAGTGCCACTCGGCACAGTGATCGTGGCCGATGCTGCAGATTTTGTCAGTGTGACGGGTGACGGACCCAGGTTCGAAATTTCGGACCAGGCAACCTTGCACATGGAGGATACTGCGCCGACTGACATCAGCACATCCGGCACCCCGGCCGTGGTTGCCTATCCGGCGAAGTCGATGTTCCAGACCGACAGCCTGGCGCTTCGCCTCATCATGCCCATCAACTGGACATTGCGCCGCACTGGTGTGGTGGCCTGGGTGGCCGGAGTAACCTGGTAAGTTCTAAACCGGGAAAATAAGCGGGTCGGACTTTTTCCGGCCCGCTCTTTTTCCGGCTCCCTCTTTTGCAACAGAAAGGCAAATCCAATGACCGACAACACTGCCGACCAGGCCGCCAAGCAGTCGCAGGAGGCGGAAAAGAAACGCACCGAGGACACCAAGAAAAAACTCGGTGAGGAAAGACAGGCGCGCGAGAAGGCCAGCAAGGAGCGCGAAAAGACCGCGAGCGAAACCAAGCCGACACCGACGCAGGAGGAAAATGACCTTGCTGCATCCGGTGTGCATGTCACCGAGCATGAGGATGACGGCAGCGGGCCTGACCCGACTGTGCCGCAAACCAAGGACAGCAAGCAGGCTGAGGCCAACAAGCCAAAGGCTGGTTATTCGACCAGGGCCACCACGGCATGACCGTGCGTGGATTTTTGTCGCGCGTTGCGGGCCAGCTCATCGGTAAAGGCGAAGGCGATTACCGACCTGGCCCGTATTTTTTGCCGATCACTGGCGGCTGGCTGCCAGCTGGTGCAACCGACAACTGGTGGCAGAAGGGCTACACGCCCATCA